TAGGGGTTCAGTTGGTGAAAAGAATCGTTCGTGTACTGCTGGGTCCACCCACCATTGGCGGCGCCAAGATGACCATCCATACGAGTCGTGTCCACACGCGCGGCTGTCGGCATACCACCTTGGTTAAGGGCCCCCGCGCGGACGTTCATACGCCCAGCGTTACCCTGTCGGTTCGCCTTTCCGCGGCGGTCGTCGGGCCTGAAACCGTACTCCATGAGTTCCTCGACCGTATGGGATGTACCGTAAGTGCGCTTCTCACCAATCTTAGAAGCCGGTGCGTTAACGTATCCGTGCGCGAATGAATGAATATTGGGGGCTGGGAGATTGTTGTAACCAAACTGTTCGATGTTACCATCTTTCTTGTTACGTGTGGGGTCCTGGGGCATGGTACCCGCTGAGATGATGCGTTTGGCACCCGAAAATCCCAGTCCATCATCACGCTGCCCAGTCTCCGAACGGTTCGTGAGACGCTTGGTGTGTTCATGCTCTGCACGAGGGACCAACCCCGACATACCTTGTGCCCGACCTGCTGTCTCCGGGCGGCGGGCGGGGAGGAAAGCTGTCTTTTCTGGACGGTTATGCGCGAGCTCACCAGCTATACCCCGCCGACCACCGTTGATATCCTTCGCGGGGCCGCTCCTACCCGGTAGCGTCGTGAGACGATAGGCACCGACGTTTTCAGGGTTGACCCTGAAAAGCTGCTGATGTCCACCAAATGCGGGGACATCGGGGCCTAAACCTAAACCAGGGCCAACCAACTGCTTCTCAACTGGTGAGAGGTTATTCATACGACCAAAATCATTATCATTCATACGGGCGCGTTCAGCGAGGGCGTCACCTCCGTTGGAACGGTTCTGGGGAGCAATCACTCCGAAATTAGTCGTTTCCATTTTCCTTTGCTGCATGGAGGGGTGGGTCATTATATCACCTTCCATCACGGGCACTTCGGCTCTTTCGGCTCTTTCGACTCTTTCGGGTCCTTCCTGGGTGGTAGCATTAGCCAGACCATAATTCTCCACACGTTTGGGTTCACTTAACTTTTTTCCTAAATATGCTAAACCTGCTATAGCGATTATTGAGATGGGGTCCGCCATTCTTATTTGTAATTAATATTTTTTATTGAGATATCTCTGTTGAAACTGTCCGTTCTGAAGTTCTGCACGGGTGCTCGCGGGTTCGTAGGACATGGTGCGCGGGGGTAACTTACAAGCGACGTCTTGGAGAGGGAAGAAGTTCTTCTCATACGTCTTGGTGACAATCTTGTTAAACTGACTCGTAGACTGGGGACGGAGCTGGTCGCTGGTCTCGACGAACTGTGCGGGGGCCCCTTTACCCGCCATATACGGCGATGTACCGTAGAGCATCGTGTTGGGGCGGTTAGAACCGTAGTTCAATGTCGTGGGTTGGGGGTACACAAAAACTTCTTCTGTAGCACACACTGGGGGGTGAGCCGGGTTCTGAACCAATTTCAATCCTGGTTGGAGCTGGTACGCCATATACTATTGACTAAGAAATTGTTCCACTCCTTAACCCACTCCCCCGCATCATACCACTCCTCTTATCACCGTTGGGATCCAAACCCGCGAAAGCTTCCAACTGGGCACCACGGGCGTTGGGATCACACATACGGGGGTCGGACCTACACGTGGCACCGCTCTTATCACCGTACAACCATTCCGCGAAAGCAGTCTGGTCTCCTGGTATATCCGTGACGGGCATGGAGACAAACTGCCTCGAATACCCATTGCGCTGCTGCTCGGGGAGAGCGGACCGAGACCGGGAAGGACCATAGGGGATGCGGTCAGAAAGCGTACTGTTCACCTTATCATCCACAGAAGAATATTCACACGCGCTGGGGCGGTCGGGTCTATCCATATATTCGTTCATCAGTACGTTCGCCATGGGGTTATCGCGTGTAGGTAACTGACACGAAGAGCCGCCCTGCCCCGCAAACACGGGGCGGGCCATCCCATCCTTAATCATATTAGACTTTTCCATAACATAAAGAACACCCAGACCCGTCACACCTAAAACAAACACCCGAACATCACGACGAATTAAATACAATATACAAGTCGCGTACACTATGAACCTGGCCGTCGCATTCACCCTCTCTTCTGCTGTATGATCCACGACTGGCCAAAACTCTGTAATTTTATCCGAACGAACGAGTTGCTTAGGGTCTTCAAACAAAGATGCCATTTATATATTAAACTTTTATTTTTTCATCATACCTCCAAGCATACCTTGCATGGATTTCATGAGCTGCGACTCATCGATATCACCCCCCTCACTCTGCATCTTATCGGCACACTGCTTCGCAACATTCTCAATCATGGTGAGTGTCTCGGCTGGGATAGAGGTGATGGTGGTACCCAACATGTAGAGTGTCTGGATGTACTGCCAGATGGCGCCCTTGGTCCCATCCGAAGCATCAGGCCAACACTTTGTGATGTTCAGGGGCTTGAGAAACTCGATGTTGTTAGAATCGGAAAGAAAAAACGATTCGTCACGAGCACTAACCTTGTCTGCGTAGGGGCCGATGTTCTCCATGAAGCTGGTGACAATCTTCTTCGGGTGGGTATCCCTCAGCAATTCAAAGGCAGTGATATATTTCTTGAGCCCCTTCTCTTCTGGGAAAGTCTTGTGCAGTTCCATAAGAAATTGACCCATCATATCGTTGAAAGCGGTGATAGAAGACATTTATATATACATGCGGGAAATCTTTAAGTCATTAAAAAGGGGCGGTAGAAATAGACTCGCGCTTACCTACACCGTTGGAAATTATGAAATATACTAATATGGCCACAAGGGCCGCGGGTTTCATGTAAGCACTGGTCGTGAGTGTACCTTCGTTATTGAGACGAGCTTTTCCATGAATATATAAAGCTGTTATTGCACCGCCTATGATTGCTGCCCACGTAGGGTCTCTGAGGTATTCGTCCATATGTAATAACCGAAGGTTTTTTTAAAATTGTTTTCTCTGCCTCGTTTCAGCGGCGTCTGAGAATAAATCTTCCCCTTCGTCGTCGGGTTGCTGAGGAGGGATACCCTTTTCCGTGTTTATAGTCCTGAACTCATTATCGAAATGCGCTGGGGGGGGCGGGGGAACAGGGGGAACAGGGAGGGGCATGGGGTTCGGTTCTCCTGAAGTTTCACCCTCCTCCTCCTGTGATTCGACGGGACCTGGGAACGTTTCATCATCCTCCACTTCGGGGCGGGCGAGTGATTCAGGACCTGGTATCACACCATCATCTTCATATTCCTCCACGTCATCCTGCTCCACGTCACCGTCATGAGGTTCCAGTATTTCATCGTTATGAGCAGTGGTCATATACGTTTGTAAAATCTGCTGTACCGGAATGAGTTCTTTGACAGTGTTCTCTACACACAAAGCGAACCGTTCGTAGATTTTATCGTTGCGGTCATGTTCAGATTGATTATCATTGAACACGTAGGGGTTTTTATACAAATCCTTCGCGGCATTCTTGTAGCACGTGTGAATAAACACTTCATTACTGGGAAGTTTCACAGATAATTTTTTAGTATCTTTACTGAGTCGAACGGCTGAAAGAATCTTCACAGAACTCACAAACACCGCTGCAACGAGGTCCTTGAACCATGCACATCTATTGGCTATATTATCCGTATTCTGCTTCGCCATCGTCTCACTCCAATTGGGAACATCCTTTAACAAGTTTTGAAACATGATGAGCACCTTACGCCCCTTGGATAATTTTTGCGCCTCTTGGTACATCTCATCAAAAACATCAATCATCACTGGACATACGAGGATAGATAATTGTTCCATATATTCACGTTTAGCCTCTACAAGTATGTTGAGGTTATCCATTATATGTTTATATGAAATTATTTTATCAACTTTTTTCCGCGTGGCGCCTGTATTTATTCGCCGCTTTTTTCAAGTTTATAAGCGTTGGAAAATCTTCTAATGCATTCTCAGATTCAACCTTGTTCTCCGAAACCTTCTTTATTTTCCATGTGATATGTAGCTCGTGATCGCCTGTGATGACTACTTCAAACCCACCGCGCTCGAGCTGTCTCTTGATGTAAGTGGTCGCTTTGTACCTATCGAACATTGGGTGACCGATGAGAAATGAAGGCACCTGGAAAACTGTAAACTTACTCCCAAAATCTACAGACAGACGAATCTTCCTAGATACTTGTTCAAATATTTTGATGTACGTGTCTTTTCTCAGTTTATTCTTCTTGTCAGTCAGTCGTGAGATTTCATCAACGCTTATCATTACTATTTACATCGACTTTTGTTTTATTAATTCCAACTCACTCTTCTTGAAGAGGTCGTAGTCCACAAAAACATGTCCCTCTATATCACTCTCAAAAGGACTTTGGTCCGTAGGCGGCTGTACGTCTATGGGCTGTGTGCGAGCGCTCACGACTCGCACGGTCCCATCGGGGTTCACGATAATATCAGAAGTGACCGCGAAGCCAAATGCGAACCCGTGCTGTTTCATCAACATGAACATGCAACGGTACAGCTTTGTTTTTTTCTCCGCGTGGATAAACTCCTTGATAGATGTGGTCTCTATGACGTACGTACACAACCCGGTTTTGTCAGCTACATACTTATTGGTAGCAAATACGAGTTCCTGTATGAGGTTACTACTCACACTCACATCAGTAGACTCCACGTATTCTTTCGAATCGAATATGGGGTCATCGATCACTACCTGTTTGATGGGGTCACTGTATCCAGCGTATCCAAACATCTCTCTCCTGGTGGACATCAGGAGTAACATCAGGGCTATAAGGACTAAAAGGACTAATGCCATTTATTATATGTTACAAAAAAACTGTGTGTTATTTTTTATATTTTTTTTCAAATCTAAAACAAAGATGTCACTCTTAATCTTCAGTCATAAATGTACACATAGTAGTGAATTGGTTGAATACATCACCCGTCACAGTCAACTGAAACAACTCGTACAATTTCATAACGTGAACACGTTGGGTGTACCTGCCCAATACAGGGCAAAGATTACGAGGGTCCCCACAATGCTCACTAAGACTGGTAAGATTCTAGTAGGAAAGGAAATACAGAACTGGTTAGAGTCCCTCCTCCCTGTACAGGAACTCGATACATGCGATTTTGGTACGTGTTCTATGACAACCCTCGATGGTGAATCCAGTAATGAAATTTTTGGTCTGGATGAGTATGGTCGCTCCCTGCAACCCGCTATGACCCCCGAACTCGAGGCAAAAATAAATCGCAGTGTGTCAGATGCATATACCGATATAAAGAAATAAGACGCAACTAACAAAGATGAAATTAGTCACCGTACAGGCTGCAGCCATCAAATCAACCTTTGAAGTCCTGAAGGATATTCTCAACGATGTGAATATTTATTTTAAGCCTGATGGGATGTATATAGTCACTCTAGATACAGCGAGAACATCTCTCATAGATATGCACCTGGCGGCTGAAAACTTTGAGGAATACACGTGTACAGAGGATATAGACACAGGTGTTAACGTCACCAACATGTATAAACTTTTGAAGACCATCACGAGTAATGATGTTCTTATCATCTCTATAGACTGTAAAGAGTTTATGAATATCGAAATCCATAGTGACCAGAAGAAAACATGTACAAAGTTTGCCCTCAAACTCTTAGACATTAATGAAAATCAAATTGAAGTTCCTGATATGAGTATGACCAAGAACACACCCATACCATCAGTTGACTTTCAACGTATATGCAGGGATATGTCAAACATTGGTGAGGATATTCAAATCACGAGAAGTGGAAAATCACTACGATTCCTATGTAAAGGTGATTTCGCAGACCAAGATACAACCATCCAATGTACAGAAGAGAGTCCGGAGATGACGGGTGTGTATTCCCTTCGGTACATGAATATTTTCACTAAGGCGACGAGTATGTGTGCAACGGTTCAAATAATGCAGGAACAAGATAATAGGTTTCTCATTTTAAAATACAACGTGGCTAATCTAGGGGAGTTGAAGTTCTATCTGGCCACTAAGGTATCCGAAGATCATTAATATAACCATCAGTTGTACACACAGTTTTTGTGATACCAAAGACATTTTTCAATATAATTTTAGGATATAATTCCTTGAGAGTCTCTTCATCATAATAAAACATTTCACCGATTTTAATCCTTTGCCCACCATAAAAATCCCCCCTTGGTCCAGCGTATCTTTTAATCTTACCGAGTATGTCTTTCACTGGTGTGCCTCCCACATCCAGTAATTGAGCACTCGACAGTGGTATACTGAATTGTACACCTTTTTGATATACAGGGGGCCACTGGTAGTCGTGGTCGTACGTTAAAAATTTATAGATATGATTATTATACCAATATTTAACACGTATGAGGAGTTTCGTGACAACCTCTGGTGGTGGAGGGACCCCTCCATCTTCCATGATTGTGGTGTAATACGAACTTGTGTGTTCGTACCAATCGTCAGACTCCTTCTCCCAGAACTCATCGCTCGTCACATAATCCTTCTCGTGGTCCACCCAATATTCAAGTTGTTTTTCTATGATCTTGTAATCAGGTTTTCTAAAGATTAATTTTATGTAATAGATTGCGTTAATTAAAAAATTGCGAAGTAAATCCATTAGCTACTATGGAAGGTAATTTTTTAAGCAGGTACAATAACAGAAT